TCAATTCCTGGACTTAAGGAGATTGAAGTAGAACCATTGGCATCTGTATCACCAGGTATCACAACACTTGGTCTTGGAAACAATATGTGCGCACCAGCTGCATTCTCATTCGTCGGGCCCTCATTTGATACAAGTAATTTTGTTTATAATAAGGATGTTGGACTTGCAACAGTAACCACCGACTACGCAAACAACTTTAGAGTTAATAACAGTGTAGTTGTCAGTGGTGCTGCACAAACATTCTACAATGGTTCATTTGTTTGTGTTGATAAGATTGGTTTGACAACTGTTGTTCTCCAAGTTGGTGTCAACACTATCACTCCTGCAACGGGTGGAACTATTAGACTTCACAGTGGTGGTGTTATTAATAACTTTGGTGATCAGATAGTTGGTAACGGTAGACTTCATGGTAGAGAAGAACCTATTTACTCTGGCATCACAACTACACTGTCTGCTGATATCACAAGTAAAACCACTGATACAATTAATGTGTCAAATATGACAGATTTTGGTTTCTTGATTGGTGATTATATTCAGGTCAATGATGAAATCATGAGAATCAAGACCACTGTAAGCAGAACTTCTGGTGTAACTCAGTTAAAAGTATTCAGAGGTGTTTATGGTTCTATTGCAGATACTCATGTGTCTGGTTCAGTTGTAACGAGAATCAAATTCTATCCTATCGAATTTAGAAGAAACTCACTGATTAGAGCATCTGGACATACTTTTGAATATCTTGGTTATGGTCCAGGTAACTACTCAACTGCATTCCCAGATAAACAAACAAAACAACTTACACTTGAACAACAAATTACTGCTCAGGCACAAACAACTGGTGGTGGTGTTGTCAACTACACTGGTATGAACGACAGAGGTGACTTCTTTATTGGTAACAAGAGAATTGCTTCTAATACTGGTAGAGAACAGGTTTATGACACTCCAGTTCAAACAATATCTGGTGAAGACCCATACACTACTGGTTCTACAAACGATGGTTCTGATTTCAACTTTGTTGATAGTTCTGTGGTAAAGATTCAAAGAAACGTTGTTGTTGATGGTGGTGACAAGTCTAACATTCTTTCAGAATTCAATGGTCCTGTTCAATTCACTAGAAAGGTAGTCAGTACTTCTTCTGAGGGTATTGAAGCCAATAACATCTTCATTCAAGGTAATGCACAGGTGTCTAGAAAAATCACTGTCGGTATTGCCACTCCATCAGAGGCTGGTAATCCTGGTGACATTGTTTACAATGCAAACCCAGCAAGTGGTGGAACAGTTGGTTGGGTCTACACAACAAACAATGAGTGGAAGACATTTGGTACTATCAGTAGTTGATAAATAATAAAAAAATAGTGGGGGAGAGTGAACCCAAATGGCGATAGATAAGGATTTTGTCGTTAAAAATGGTTTACAGGTCAACGAAAATTTAATTTTTGCTGATTCTGACAGTGATAAAGTTGGCCTAGGCACTACTACCCCCAATAGGAAATTAGTTGTAATTGGTAACGCTGAGGTAAGTTCAGACCTTGCAGTAGGTACCACAATTACAGCTCAAAGAGGTGCCTTCACTGGTATCATTACTGCGAATGACGGTATTGATGTTGGTGTAGGTGGTACTTTTGTATCGATTGACAAACTCGATGCTAAGATTGGTATCGGTTCAACCTCACCAGTCTATACTTTAGACCTTTATGGTCCTGTATCCACTGGTATAACAGCAGCATATATCTATGGCGACCTTGAAGTAACTGGTAATATCAAAGGTACTGCACTTTCTGGTCAGATTTCGGCAGGTGGAACGGTTGGTTTCACTAATGTCACTGTAGATAATGTACTTGATGCAAATAATGCAGAAGTATATACCAAGTTTAATATTGAAGAGGTCACTAGTGATACCTTTAGATTCTTAGTAGCAGGTGACCCTCCTGGTATTGGTTTCACTCAGAACACTGATAATCCAGAAATTTATGTTGCAAGAGGTCAGAAATATGAGTTTCATCTTGACTCGGGTGGTTTCCCATTCTATCTAAAGACACAACCAACTGCTGACCTGAATAACCAGTATTCGGATGGTGTCACCAACAATGGTGCTCAGGTTGGTGTTGTTACCTTCAAGGTTCCATTCAATTCACCTAACATCCTGTACTATCAAGCATCAAATGTTGCTGGTATGGGTGGTACAATTTATGTTGATAATGATAATAAAACATATACTGTTGGTGTTCTGACAGTATCTCAGTTCTTAGATAGTGACACTCAAGCAGACTTTGAACAGATTTATGTTTCGGGTATTGGTACTATCAATAACCTGAAAGGACCAGACTTCAGTGTCAGTTCTGGTATTCTCACAGTCAGACAAGACCAGACAGCTCTCATTGGTATATCGACTGGTACTGATAGAGTCAGTCTTCAAGAGAAGAGTGACAATGTAACTTATCAAGTTCCATTTACTGAAGCCTTAGGTATTGGTTCAAACTATCAAAATTTATATGTTGATAGTGAAAATGGACAAATGTCCTATAATCCATCAACTAATCGACTGACAGTTAATAGACTGATTGGTAATGTGTCAGGTGTTGCAACTGGTGCGGATGATATTAATGTCGATAGTAAAGGTGATAACACTAACTATCAAGTTATATTCAGTGATGCTGGTGACACAGAATATACAAGAATGTATATTGATAATCAAAGTAGTAGATTAATTTACAATCCATCTACTAACACATTATCTTCAACAAACATTATTGCAACCACTGTTACTGCTGGTTTAGCTGGTACTGCAACGAATGCAGACAACATCAATGTAGATGAAAAATCTGATAACACAGATTATCAGGTGTTGTTTAGTGACAATCAAGGTGCTGGTTATCAAAGACCTTATATTGACTCCGAATCAGGTCAATTTAAGTACAATCCATCTACTAATACTCTGACTGCAGCAAATATTGCTGGTGCTGGTGATAATATTACAAACCTCAATGGTTCAAATATTTCACAAGGTACTATCAATGCAGATAGAATTCCTGATGCATCAACAACCGCTCAGGGTGTAGTACAACTTTATAATACTTTCCCACCTAACAGTACATCAACTACCACAGCAGCAACAGCAAATCTTGTCACAGATGTTTATGATGAAGTAAAAACTAATGTGATTCCTGCAGGAACAACCATGTTGTTCTATCAGTCAGTTGCACCTACAGGTTGGACAAAATTAACATCTCAAAATAATAAGGCACTTAGAGTTGTCAGTGGTACTGGTGGTGGTACTGGTGGTAATAATACATTTACGAGTACATTTGCAAGTAGAGCTGTTCCATTATTGCAACATAATCATAATGCAAGTGCAGGAAATCAAAGTGCCAATCATACACATAGTGGCACTACTGATGGTGGTGGTGCTCATGGTCACAATATTAGTGATCCAGGGCATAAACATAACTATAGACCACATGGTGAAGCAGAGAGAAGTTCTGGAAATTCAAATACAGCTGACAATGATCGAGAAAATAATCCAAATGCATCAACTGAGAATGCCGTAACTGGCATTACCATCGTCGCTGCAGGAAATCATACTCACTCCTTCACTACTGGTGGAAATAGCGCAAACCACAATCATAACATTACAATTGGAAACCAAGGAGATTCTGGAGCTTCAATGGACTTCAGAGTTCAATATATTGATGTGATTTTAGCATCTAAGAATGCTTATTCTTGACCTGGAGGTAATGTATCAATAGGGGGATGAGGTGTCACTTGAGCCTGAACAATCTCCTGTTGTAAAGCATGTGAATATAATCTTTGATTTTGATGATTAGCTTCTACAACCTCATTTCTGAAACTTTCTACAGCTGCACCCGTTTGATTTGACTTTTGTGCTATTTCTACGGCCATCATAGGCATCCAAGAGACAGCACATTTCCATTCATCTATTTCTTGACCAGTATTGGGATTTGTACCTCTAACTTGAGTGTACCAAGCACACTTATTTTCTACACATTTTTTCTGAATTAGAGGACAAAATTCACCTTTTTTCATTGTGTTAAATACTGAATTGGTTGAAAATATTTATCTTGACATATTATAAATACAACTAACGGAAGAAGCATTATAGGTAATGTCATTACTTAGGGCCGACAAGATTGCCAATAGGTTTAATAATACTGGTCCTATTATTGTAGGTCCATCGACTGTTAGTGGAAATTTCACAGTCACGGGTATTACAACTGTCCTTGGTCTTGGTGTTACAAATAATGTTTTAGTTGGTAATGCACTGACTGCCAACTATATCACCGCTAACAACGGTGCAAATCTTTTTAATTCAAGTCTCACTGGTATTACGACTGCAGGTATCGTCACTGGTGCGACTTATTACGGTAACGGTGTTAATCTTGTAGGTGTAGTCACATCTATTGCGCCTGGTCCTGGTGTTCAGATTACACCAATTTCTGGTCAAGGAAGAGTAACTATCAGTGCAACTGGTGTTGCTGTTGCTGGATATGCAACTAATGCTGGTCTCACTACAGACTTAAAGGGTGGTGTAGCTGGCGCGGTTCCATATCAGATTGGACCTAATGATACTGGCTTCACTGCTGCAGGTACTAGTGGTGAGATTCTTCAATCTACAGGAACTGGTGCTCCAATTTGGACCAGTCTTGCTTCAATTAACGTATCATATGCTGATAGTGCAGGAATTTCTACGAACCTATTTGGAGGTTCTGCCGGCAGAATTCCATATCAAACTGGAATTGATGCAACAGGATTTATTCCTGTTGGTTCATCAGGTAGAATACTTCTTGCACAAGGAACTGGAGCTCCAACATGGATTGATCCAAAGGCATCACTTCATGTTTCTGTAGCAAATAGTGCTGGTATTACTACCAGTTTAGAAAACGGTTATATTTCTAATGCTTCCTCAATGGAAGTCGTTGGTGTTACCACTTTAGGTATCACAACCGCACTTACATTAGATGTTACTGGTATTACAACCACTAACTTACTTAATGTTTCAACTGCCGCAACAATCACCAATCTGACCTTATCTACTGGTCCTGGTGTTGCTGTTACAGCAATTCTTGATGAAGATGACATGGTTTCGAACAGAGCTGATGCTCTGGCGACTCAACAGTCTATTCGTGCTTACGTAGATGCAACACGTACTGGTATCGCACTTACATTTGATGCTGACACTGGTGGTGGCACGATTGATCTTGATGAAGAGACCTTCACGATCGAGGGTACCACAAATGAAATCTATACAATCGGTGCTGGTAATGCAGTCACAGTTGGTCTTGATACGAACGTAACAATTCCAAACAACCTGGTTGTATCTGGTGTTTCTACATTCCAAGGTAATGTAAATCTTGGTGATAATGATGCTTTATATCTTGGTGATAACCAAGATTTATCAATTTATCATGATGGTGCTAGTGGAATTTCTTGGATTCAAGAAACTGGAGAAGGAGACTTACGATTAGCTACCAACAGTTCTGTTGCTATTCAAAATACGACAGGGACAGCAAAAACTTCTGCACAATTTAATCCAGATGGTGCAGTAGAACTCTATTATAATAATCTTAAGAAATTTGAGACCACTAGTTATGGTGTAACCGTTTCTGGCGGATTAAATGTCTCTGGTGTTTCTACATTCAATAATAATATTGATATGGAAGGTGACATCATCTTTGGAACACAAGGTGATAAACTCATTTTTACTTCTTCTAATTTTCCTGCTTCTGGTGGTTCTATTGAGATTGCCACAAATGGTGCGAATTATGCCACGATTGCGGGTAATTCAAAACAACTAAGAATTTATAATGACACTGATGATACCTACTCCATTGATATG